AGTATTAGCAGCATATGCTGATGATGCTAATGTAAAAGAAAGAAATAATGATGTCATCATTATTGTAAGTCTACTTAACCACCACATAATTTCGTGTTTTAAATCGTTGTTCATATTTAGTGTCCCATTGGAATACCAGCTTCCATAAGACGAGAGATGTTATCTACCTCTTCGTTGTTGCAGTAATCAACAAAATGAGGATGTGCTTGTAGAAAAGGCACATCCTCTTTACTGTGTTCTATTGCATCGTATGCACTCATGGCATACTCACATATCTCATAATGATGATGTTGTAAGTCGTGATAACCTACAGTGTAATGTCTTTGTTGAGTCAGGGGCATGATCGTTTCAATCCCGTACTATGCAAATATTTATAGCATACCGTAGTAATTATTACCTAATTATGTGTGGACTCACTGACTAAGTTTTCTTTTCAGAACGTACTTGAAAATTTTCTGATCCACCAGGCCATGGTGAATGTTTTTTAATATAATCTACCTCAGACTGAGCATTTTCAGATCCTCCCACATGGAATGGATTGTTTCTTGAAGTAGCAATCTCGTACATATGTTGATGTAATGTTTTTGGGCCTTGTTCTTTCATTTTTTCTTCCTCCTTATCTGTGAACCAATCTGCAATTTCTTCCTCTGGTCTAGGATTATCAGTAGCAATAGGCATACTGTCTAATGGATTATCAAAGGTAAACCCATTAATATTACCAACAGGAGCAGGTGAATAATTTGGATCTGGATGATACCTATTGGTTGCTATACCAACAGTCCTAGTATTCTTTGCTGGTAATAGATCATCTTGTAGTACGTCTAAGTTAATATCCTCACCTTTATGAGAACCAACAAAGACATTCTTAACAGTCCTACTAATAGAATCAAAAATACTCATACTGCAATCACCTTTTGTACTTCAGGAAATCTTTCTTTAACTAATTTTTCAATACCCATAGTCATAGTTTGAGCACTCATTGCACATCCTGCACAAGCACCTAACATTCTAACCATCACTATAGGGCCTTCTTTAAGATAATCTATAGCAACATACTCTAGATACCCACCATCTGCTTCTACATAAGGACGGATCTCATCGAGTACTGCATTGACATTCAAATCATTCAGTTCCATTACAATAAAATAGCACCAATAATAAATCCCTTTGTAAATGATACCACAAGCATCTGGTAATCTGTCAAGTTAAACTTATCTTGAAACCTCTTCGCTAGGTTCCGATCCCATTCCACTACTTTGTCGAATGTTTCTTTCGCTTTGTGTTTGAATTTGTTTCCGCAAGACATTAGATTTCCTCCAAGGTTCGGGGTGTGATAGATCAAGCCATCGTTTAATCCAAGTCGCAACCTTTACCATCATGTTAAGTGAATTAAACCTCATCAATAAAGACTTTCTTCTTGTTCAGTTAATAGTGTAACATCAGATTCAGGATATGCAACACAAGTAAGAACAAAACCTTCTTCAAGTTGATCATCATCTAAGAAAGATTGTTCCTCTTGATTGACTTCACCCTCTACAATCTTCATAGCACATGAAGAACATGCTCCTGCTCTACAAGATGAAGGATGATCTATACCTGCCTCTTCTAGTGCATCTAGAATAGTAGTCTCTGCATCGCATTCATATGATTCAGTTGAACCATCTGGAGTTTGAAGAGTAATTGTATAAGACATTTGTTATTTGCAACCGTATTATATATTACAAGTTACAATTTATAAGTGTCATCCTTCTTAGAAGGTTGTCCTGGATTAATAACCAATGGTGCTTGCTCTAATCTAATAGTTTGAACAGGTGCTGCTTGAGTTGCTCTCTCAATCAATTTCTCCATATCATCTTTAGATATATTGCCGTTAGGTCCACTACCACCACCTTTCTCCATCTTCATTGTTCCGTCACCTTTCTTAGATGCAGTTTGAATCCCAAAGCTGGCCAAAACCCCAGTAAAAACTGAAGCTATAAATGTCGGATCTATTTTATCATCACTCAATCCTGGTATAGCTACGTAGTTTAAAGTCAAAATTCCACCCGACCACACAAGAACTCCCAGCCGTACAAATGTACTTATGATTGCTGCTTGCTCGTCTTTATCTGGAAGAAGATTATGTCTTAACTTCTCAAGAGGACTTTTCTTTTCTTCTTTCTTATTCTCTGCTGAGACATCGCTGCGAACTTCAGACATAAAAAAATAAGGTAACTATGTATATATAGTCACCTTAAATATTTTATTATTTTTATTAAAACTGTGGAGTAGGAGCAACTGCTTGATCAGCAGGAGGTGCAAGGTCTGGAGTACCAATAGGTAAAGCAGAACCACCAACAGCACCACCAAGTCCACCAGCACCGCCAAGGACTGCCTCCATTGCTTTTTCTTTAACGTCTTCTATGATTGCTTCCCGATTAACGTAAACGTAACCAGCAGTGCCAACAACGGCAACAGATACAGCAGTAGACGCAAGAGCAAGTACATTAATTAACTTTTGCATTGTCTTTAAATAAGTATTTTATTTATATCGCTCACCAGTATAGTATGCTTTGAAGTAACTTGCAAGCCCATTAGTAGTATATTGTTTCTCGCACCACTCATGAGCACATTCATATATTGCTGTTGCAGGAGACGATGAACTAAAGTTCGCCATCAATAACCTTAAAGAATCCTGTCTTAATTTAAATTTTTCTTCTGTCAATTCTTTTCCTAACTCCTCAAACTCCTTTTCAGTAGTACCATTAACTCTGGTATCAGTCTGATCGTAAGTAATGTTGTTAGGCATTGTTATAAAGTGTGTCTTCTTATTATATTATACAATTATAAATTGTCAAATGTGAAAGCAGTGACCAATATTACTAGTGTACCACCCACAACAACAGTTACAAATAATTCTATAGTACAATGATGTAAAAGGTTCATATTATTCCCAATGAACCTGCTGTTATACCTACCGCTAAAAAGAATCCAAACTCCAACAGACCATGAGCATCTACAGGAGTATTAATTAATATATTATTGATAAAAGATAGATCCGACATTGGTATACGCTACGAGGGACACAATCCCGATGAAAATTGCTATTGGCATAGTAGGTAAAAATACTCTCAATAGTATATAGGTATTTCTACCTTACTGTCAAGAGTATTATAATTCCTATTACGCCGATCATTGCTAGACGACCATTCCATCGTTCAGCAAATCTCCAGTAAGGGTGAGACCAATCAATCATGCCCCTGATGGAACAGGAACAGGTTCCATTTGTCCTACCCTTACTCCTTTACCACCTTGGAAATCATCATCGTCATCATCATTGACTGCTCTCATAATAAGTTCAACCAACACTAATGCAGCCATAGGGTAGAAGCACCATAGGATTGCTGTTAGTGGAGATATACTGTCTGATGCGGCTACTAAGTCGCCCATTTGTTTTCCTTTGCTGATAAAGTTACGAGTAATTATTTAGTTTTGTTAACTTTTAACTAAAGTACTGGAGTTTAGTATAGATCGCTATACCTGCCCAGAAGAGCATCATAGTTGCTCTTCCATTTGCTCTCCAAAAAAT